CGGTTCATGATGGGCCTTTCTGTGTGGGTTGGTCGATGGATTGAGTATCAACGACCCAGAAGAACATTCAAGGGGATTTGTGCCCTCTGAGGGTTTTGAGTTGTTCTTGGTGCTCAGCCTTGATGTGGTTCACGACGGCAGCGTGGTTGATGCTGCCGTTGCGGAACCCCGAGCCCCGCCCGCCGCCACCCAGCCCGCCGGGAAAGCCTTTACGGACAACGGCAGTGAACCGGCAGTAGGGGCAGCAGTAGGCGGTCGCCAGCGGACCGCGGGCGACGACCACAAGTTCGCGGACATTCATTCCCGGTTCTCCACGTACAGGAGGAAGTCGGCGGTCACGTCCTCGAGGTGCTCGAAGAAATCATCCCAGCAATCAACACCGTCACCGTGTTCGAATTCGTCCACGTACTCGTCGACGACCTCGGTGTCGTCGGTCTGGGTGGCCTTGAGGTAGGCCCGAACCTGTGCGCCGGAGATGTTCATTTCGACTCCTTGGCCAGCTTGACGATCGCGTTGGCGACGTCGGTGTGTTGCTTCACGTACTTCCCGCCGTAGTTGTACTCGGGCCAACCGAGCAGGAAATCGTGGACGGCGTCGAAGCTGGTGGCGTCGATTTGTTCGTCGGCAGCCATGTCCTCGTTCAGCTCGATGAGGAACTCGAGGCGCTTGGCGGCTTCGCGTAGGACGTTCATTTCAGATGTCCGCGTAGAGGGTGCCGTCGCGGCCGACGGTCACGAAGATCAGGGCGAACTGCGGCTTGCCGCCGACCGTGACCCAAGCGTTGACTTCCACCTCACCCGGCTCGTCGCCCGTGGGCTGCTTGATGAAGCCGACGTTCTCGATGGACTGGACGGTGGTGCCTTCCAGCACGGGGTCACTGTTGTTGAACGCTTGTTCAAGGGAGAAGCGGGAGATGAGGATTTCCATGGTGGGCCTTTCTGTGTGGGTTGATTATGGGGCAGTTGCCTGCCCCTGTCTACTCACTTGCCGGCTTGGCGCTCGAGGAAAGCAAAGAGCTTGGAAGCCTTGCACTTGGCGCACTGCTGGTCGGCCGGGGCAGCGACGAACTCGCTGTAAGGGCCGGTGAAGTGCTCGCCGTTGATCCGCGCGCCGCTGTGACCAGCTTGGCAAACGGGACCGAACTTGCTGGTGTGCTTGAGGTGGGTCTTGCGGGTCATTTCAGGCTTTCTGTTTGGGTGGGCGATGACTAGATTATAGGGGCAACAAGAACAGGTCCGGTGGCTATCAAAACCCTCAGAGGGTTCAGAAGTCGTTGGTGATCCGACCGTCGCCATCGCACACCGCGCCGTTGCCCATGTCCAGCTTGCGGGAGACGTAGAACTGCTTGGTGGCGGTGGCTGCATTGACGCCCGTGGACACCGCGGCAGCCACGAATTCGGCCCTGCTCAGCGTGGGGTTAAGGGACGCCACGGTGGGGAGCATGGGGGCAATTTGTGAGGATTCGTAACCCTCGATGTCCCTGATCAGTTGCTGCTGTGCGGTGTTCATGCTGTGAGTATCAACACCGGCTGGCTTATGTTCAAGGTATTTTCTTCGACGGCAAACCCTCTGTGAGGGGTTACTTCCTGAGGGTTAACCAAGGGGCACCGTGGTAGGGTGGTCTCTTTTACCCCCTGTTTTAAAAGTCCCATAACGGACGGGTATGTTGGAAAAAACTTTGGGATTGGGGCCTAAAAGCGACCACCGTACCACGGTAGTAAGAAGGTACTACTTGGTATGGGGAACAACACGCCGGTGTTGACAGGGGTCCGTGAGTGGGGGTAATCGCGGGTACAGTGGGAGCCATGGACCTCGTACCTGCCCTGCTGACCACGCTGCAACGCGTCGAGCGAAAGCTGGACCGGCTCATGCAAGAGCTGGATATCGACATGGCTGAAGACGAACTGTCGCTCGATGACACACCGAGCGGTCTGCAGCCCGACCTCACGAGCTTGGACGGACCATGAAGCCCACACCGCTTCAACCACGGCTGCCCACTGCACGGTTCGTCACGGCCCCTGCGGTGTTGAACGCCAGCACTGTGAACCCGAGGCTGAGGGGCAGCAGGTGGACCGCGTTGCGCAAGGTCGTTGAGGTCGAGCAGAAGAGTAGGTGTGTGGACTGTGGCAGGTTGTGGTTCACGTGGCGTGACCACGTAGACCACGACGTAGAGCTGGCCGACGGTGGGACCAACGACAAGTCCAACCTGAGACTCAGATGTGTTGAGTGTCATGCTCTGAAGAGCGCGAACTCCATCGCGAAGCGTGGCGTATGAACACAAATGTGGATAACTTCGGTCGTAGGTGTTCAGAGTTACATGGGTCTGTTCAATACTCATCTGATGCTGTTCATAACTCGACCGGGGCGGGGTCAAAAGTTCAAAACCGAGGGTCTTGGGAACCCGCCGCTGCCTCATTCGCGCAGAATGTTGCCCCTCTAGAACTGACAATCAGAGTTGTTCACACCCACAGATCGAGTTATCCACACACGCAGTATCATGGCAGTTGACACAAGCAAACCGAAGGGCAAGAACGGCGGCGTTCGAGAGGGGGCCGGCCGGCCGATTGATTGGGAGGCCCGTGCCCTGAAGGCCGAGCTGGCTCTGCAGGAGATTAAGTTGAACTCCGACCTTGTCGCTCCGCAGAACGACACGTTGGCATTTCTCAAGTCGATCATGAACAACACGAAGCTGCCACTGAAGGAGCGCATGCGCGCCGCGATCACGGCAGCACAGTACGAGCACAAGAAGCCGAGCCGTGCGAGCAAGAAGTCAGACGCCGAAGCGGCAGCGCGCGAGGTGGCAGAGAGCACGACCCGCCTGCGGCCGACGGCCCCACCCCTGCGGAAGGTGGCTTGACGTGAAGACATGGTCGACCGCCTGCCCCGATTGGGCCTCACGGCTCAAGGCGGGCAAGTCGATCATCCCCCCGCCCATCTTCCCGGAGGAAGCAGAGGAGGCCCTTGCGGTGTTCAAGACACTGCACATCGCCGACGCTGCCGGCAGCCCCACGTTCGGCGAGTCCTGTGCTGAGTGGGTGTTCGACTTGGTGCGCTCGATCTTCGGAGCGTACGACCGCGAGAGCGGCAGGCGGCTGATCAAGGAGTGGTTCGTTCAGGTGCCCAAGAAGAACAGCAAGAGCACCATCGCCGCGGGCATCATGCTCACTGACTTGATCCGCAACTGGCGGCGCAGCGCACAGTCCACGATCCTCGCGCCGACGGTGACCATCTCCAAGAACTCGTTCGACCCGGCACGGGACATGTGCAGCTCCGACCTCGACCCTGAGCTCGCTGCCGCCATGCAGGTGCAGTCGCACGTCAAGACGATCACGAACCGTGCCACCGACGCCATGCTCAAGGTGCTCGCCGCCGAGACCGACACGGTCGGTGGCAGCAAGAGCGGCACCATCCTCGTCGACGAGCTCTGGCTGTTTGGCAAGCGCGCTGATGCTGAGAGCATGATGCGCGAGGCAACGGGCGGCCTGCTGTCCCGGCCCGAGGGCATGATCGTCTACCTGACGACACAATCGGATGAACCGCCCGCCGGCATCTACGCACAGAAGCTCGAGTACGCACGCGACGTTCGCGACGGACGCATCGACGACCCCACGTTCTGCCCGATCATCTACGAGTTCCCCAAGGACATGATCGACAGCGAGGAGTACCTCGACCCCAAGAACTTCCACATCGTCAACCCGAACATCGGGTACTCGGTGGATCGCGAGGAGCTCGAACGTCTGTTCAAGCAGGCGATGGCCGACGGCAAGAAGGAGTCACAGCGTCTGTTCTTCGCCAAGCACCTCAACGTCCAGATCGGGATGTCGATGATGGCGAACCGCTGGCCGGGTGCCGACTTCTGGGAGCGGTGCGGTGTTGCCAAGTTGAACCTCGCCGAGATACTCGACTCGTCGGACATCGTGGACGTCGGACTGGACGGAGGCGGGCTCGATGACTTGCTCGGCATGTCGGTGCTCGGCCGCCATCGCAGGACGCGCAAGTGGCGGCATTGGGGCCATGCGTGGGCGCACCCCATCGTTCTCGAGCGGCGCAAGTCGGAAGCGCCGAAGCTACTCGACTTCTCCAAGTGCGGCGACCTGACCATCGTGGACGACATCGGCGACGACGTTGCGGACGTTGCCGAGATCGTTGCCGCCATCCATCTGCGTGGCATTCTCGACAAGGTTGGCGTCGACCCGGCCGGGCTCGGCGGCATCATCGACGCACTTGTTGCAGCGGGTGTACCGCTCGACAAGATCATCGGCGTGTCGCAGGGTTGGCGGCTCACCGGGGCTATCAAGACAGCGGAGCGCAAGCTGGCCGAGGGTGCCGTGGAGCACTGCGACCAGCCGCTGATGGCGTGGAGCGTTGCGAACGGACGGCAGGAGCCACGGGGCAACGCGGTCGTCATCACCAAGCAGGCCAGCGGGACGGCGAAGATCGACCCGTTGCTCGCGTTCATCAACTCCGTGGCATTGATGATGCTGAACCCGGTGGGGCAGCCTGACGTCAACTCCATGCTCGACGATCCGGTGATGGGATGAAAACCAAAGCGAACCTGACCACCGTCGAATTCTGGGGCAACCTGCTTGCCCGGTGGACCCGCCGCCCTCGGCTCGAGGACGGCGACACGGCCTACCCGTTCGGCAGCGCGCCGAGCAACTCAGGCTCCTACGTCACCACCGACAGCGCACTCAAGCAGATGGCTGCGTGGGCCTGCATCACGTTGCGCGCTCGCGTGATCGCCAGCCTGCCGCTGCACGTCAAGAACGCGAACAAGACGATGGCCACGGGGCACCCGCTGTTCGACCTGTTGCACTTGCAGCCAAACGCGGACATGAGCATCAGTGACTACCTCAAGGCCTCCAGCGCGGGGCTCGACTGCTGGGGCAACGGGTACTCGCGCATTGCGTGGAGCGACAACCGCAGCAAGGTGGTGGCACTCACGCCGCTGAACTCCGAGAAGATGGAGGTCAAGCGTGGCACCAGTGGCGCGATGCTCTACACGTACCGCAACGCCCGCAACGAACCGGAGCCCATCGACGAGCGCGACGTGCTGCACTTCAAGGGCTTCACGATGGACGGGCTCATCGGGCTGTCGCCGATCCAGTACGCCGCCGAGACGCTCGGGGGGATGTCCGCCGCCAACGAAGCGGCAGCACACGAGTTCAGGAACGGTATGAAGGCCGGTGGCTTCCTAGGGCTGCCCGCCGGTGTTGCCCTCGACAAGGACCAGCGTGCGCGTTACCGTGACCTGTTGGCCATGTTCGGCCGGCCGGAGAACGCGGGCAAGTTCCTGTTGCTGGAGCACGGTATCACGTTGACGGGTGGCGACAAGATCCGGTTCAACCCCGTGGACTCACAGCTTCTCGAGTCGCGGTTCTTCGGCATCGAGGAAACGTGCCGCGCGTTCGGAGTGCCGCCGCCCTTGATCGGCCATACCGACAAGGCGTCGAGCTGGGCCTCGTCGCTCGAGAACCTGAACCAAGGCTTCCTGACCTACGGCCTGCGACCGACACTCATCGACATGGAGCAGACCATCAAGCGCAAGCTGGTCCCGCGCGCCGAGTGGAAGACGGTCAACATCGGGTTCAACATCCGCAGCCTGCTGCGCGGCAACTTCAGCCAACAGATGAACGCATACGTGCAGGGTGCCAACAATGGCATCTACTGTCTCGACGAGATCCGCGACTTCGAAGACATGCCTGCGCTGCCCGATGGCGACGGCCAGCAGTTCCGCGTTCCGATGAACACGGAACCGGCTGGCACGACACCGGAAGAACGTAACGCATCGAAGCCGCAGGTGCCGGCACCAGCAGATCCAAACGTGCTGCCGGAAGATGATCCGAAGAATCGGCCCACACGGCCGGTCCGGTTGGTGGGAAACTAGCGCAGCGAGGCACACATGAAATACTTGCAGGGCTCTGTGGAGTTCACGACCAAGGCCTTCGGGGATGCCGGCACCTTCGAGGGCTACGCCGCCATCTTCGGCAACATCGACTTGGGTGGCGACATCCTCGAGCGCGGTGCGTTCAAGGAGATCGCCAAGAACGACGACGGCCGCGTCATCGTCCTGAACCAGCACGCCATGCGCGACCCGATCGGCACGGCCGAAGTGGAGGAGGACAGCAAGGGCCTGCACTTCCGCGGCAACCTGATCCTCGAGGCACCCAACGCCCGCACCGCCTACGCGCTGATGCGGGGCAAGGCACTCACAGGTATGAGCTTCGGGTACGACGTGCTGCCGGGTGGTGCCGAGATCCTGAACACCGGCGTACGCAAGCTCAAGGCGGTGAAGCTCTGGGAGATCAGCCCGGTCACCTTCGGTATGAACCCGCTAGCCGGTGTTGCCGACGTGAAGCACATCCTTCGGGACGGCAAGCTGCCGTCCCTTCCCGAGTTCGAGGAGTTCCTGCGTGAGGCAGGCTTCTCGCGCACGCAGGCCACTGCCATCGCCGGCAAGGGCCTGAGCCCGCTTCTCCAGAGTGAGTCTGGGAGCAAAGCAATCGACGACATCGTTCGTCAGTCCCTTGCCATCCTCCGTGGAGAACCGTCATGAAACGCACCAGCGTCTTTGCCGCCGTCGCGGCCTTCCTGTACCCGCTGCACGCGGGCATCACCCGCTACATGGGCCGCACCGGCCTCATGTGCTTCGACACCGACCCCGAGGTCAAAGACCTGCCGAAGCTGATCAAGGAGGTCAAGGACAAGACCGACGAGATCAAGAAGCTCGCCGAGGACTTCAACGGCAAGATCGCCAAGAGCGAGAAGATCAGCCAAGAGGCCAAGGACGCGGCCGACACCATGCTGACCGACCTGAACAAGCTCCGCGGTCAGGTCACGGAACTGGAGCAGAAAGCGGCCCGGCCAGCGGGCGGTGACCCGACGAAACCCAAGTCGCTCGGCGAGCAGTTCGTCGAATCCGAAGAGTTCAAGAAGCTGTCCGGTTCGCCGTCGCAACGCGGCCGCGCCGAGATCGAGGTGAAGGCCACGATCACGATCGGCACGGTCGGTGAAGTGCTGCAGACCGAACGCCTGCCCGGCATCCTGGAACTTCCGCGCCGCCGGCTGGTCGTGCGTGACCTGCTGACGCCCGGCCAGATGGACGGCAACTCTCTCGAGTACGTGAAGGAGACCGGGTTCACCAACGGCGCGGCGAACGTGGCCGAAGGTGCGAAGAAGCCCGAGTCGGACATCGCGTTCGATCTGGTGACCACCTCGGCCAAGGTGATCGCCCACTTCGTGAAGGCCTCGCGGCAGATCATGTCGGACGCCCCGCAACTGCGCTCCTACATCGACGGTCGCCTGCTGTACGGTCTGGCGTTCCGCGAAGAAGCCCAGCTCCTGAATGGCGACGGCACCGGCCAGAACCTGCTGGGCATCATCCCGCAGGCCACGGCGTACGCCGCCCCCGGCGGTCTGGTCGCGGCACAGGACATCGACATCCTGCGCCTCGCCATGCTGCAGGCGGAGCTGGCCGAGTTCCCTGCCACGGGCCACGTCCTGAACCCGATCGATTGGGCGCGCATCGAGCTGCTCAAGGACACGCAGGGTCGCTACCTGATCGGCAACCCGCAAGGCACCCTGTCGCCGACGATGTGGTCGCTGCCGGTGGTGGCCACGCAGGCCATTGCGGCCGACAAGTTCCTGACCGGCTCGTTCCGGCCCAGCGCGCAAATCTTCGATCGGTGGCGCGCTCGCGTGGAACTGGCCACCGAGAACGAAGACGACTTCGTCAAGAACCTCGTGACGATCCTCGCGGAAGAGCGGCTGGCCCTTGCGGTCTACCGTCCCGAGGGCTTCATCTATGGCGACCTCGGGCACGTTGCCTGATGGCCATAGGACTCACCTCAGTCTCAAGGAGAACGCAAATGAAGATCAGGTACGTGGAAGGCGATCCGCGGGCAGGACGTGTCGTGCAACTCGACGAGGGCTTGGCCAAGCGGTTCATCGCCGATGGCGTGGCCGAGGAGGTCGACAAGGAGACCCCCTTGTCCGATGGTGCCGACATGGCCACCGGCGACGGCAGCACCGGCACCCACGCCCGTCCCGACATGAGCCCCAACGCCACTGCCGAAGAAACCTCAGCCCCGACCGGCATCCGTGGGCAGGACTTCGACGCCGACGGTGACGGGGTTGCCGACAGCACCGACCCGGATGCGCCGGCTGGTGATGGCGAGAAGGCCACCGGCGCGACCGCGAACAAGGCGGTCACTTCGCGAACCACCAAGACCGCGGCCAAGAAGAGCGGGAGGCGCTGAACCGTGATTGTGGACCTCGCTACCGTCAAGCAGGACATCCGGGTAACCCACTCGGATGATGACGCGCTCATCACGCGCCTGATCAACACTGCCGAGCGGTACGTGGTCCACTTTCTCGGACGGAATCTGTACGTGGATGCCACGGCACTGGACACGGCAAAGGACGGTGCTGAGGACGTCCTTGTGCAGGCTGCCGATGACTACAAGGCGGCTCTCGAAGCGATCAGTGACGAAACGAATTACGACCTGCGCTACATGAAGACGGCGCAGGCCACCGAGACCTATCAGCTGGCCGTCCAGACCTACGAGCGAACGATGGCCGGTGTTGCCATCGACGACGACATTAAGACGTCCGTATCGTTGACGGTCGGCGATTTGTACGAACATCGCGGCGACGAGGAAGCCGTCATTGGCATCCCGGCATCCGCGCAGACGTACCTGTGGATGCGACGCAGGGACTTGCCAATATGAGGATCGGCTCCCTGCGCCGCCGCATTACCCTGCAGGGCGGGGGCGGTGAAGTTCAGAACCCGGACACTGGCGAACTCGAGCCGGGCTGGGGGACGGTGGCGGAAGGCGTGCCGGCTTCTATCGAGCCGATGAGTGGCAGAGAGTTTGTGGCGGCAGCGGCCCTGCAGGTGCGTGTCACGACCCGCATCACGATCCGCTACCGTGCGGACGTCAACAACAAGATGCGTGTTGTGGATGACCGCGGCAAGGTGTATGGGATTGAGCAGGTGCTCCCTGACCGCGACAGCGGCATCGAGTACCTTACCCTGATGTGTACCGAAGGTGAGGACAGTGAAGGTTGACATGAAGCTCACGGGCATGGACGAGGCTCTCTCCATGCTGCAGAAACTGCCGGCGGAGATCGTCTCCGTTCGCGGCGGTCCCGTGCGCTCGTCGCTCCGCAAGGGGGCGACGGTCATCCACAAGCAGGCGAAGACGAACCTCCGTGCTGCTGTTGCCAACGCGACGACCGAAGGTGAACGTCTGTCCACCGGCCTGCTGGAAAAGAACCTTGTCGTCACACGCGGCAAGCCACCCACGAGTGGCAAGGGCGAACGCTACCTTGTTCGCGTGAGGCGCAAGGCCTATCCTGACCGCGAGGGGACGTCGACACTCAAGTCGGCACAGCTCCTCGAGTACGGCAGCAGCCAGCAGCCGGCCGAGCCCTACATTCGTCCGGCCTTCGAGGCCAAGGCCCGTGAGGCCATCGACGTCACAACGCGGGAGCTGGCCAAGGCCATCGACCGCGCTGCCCAGAAGTCGTTGAAGAAGGGGAAGTAGCATGGCGATGCTCCCACCCATCTTCAACATCCTCAAGGCAGACCCGGAAGTCACCGCCCTGATCGGTAACCCACCGCGGGCCTATGCGCATGCTGCTGCACCCCAACAGCCGGTGAAGCCGTATGTCACATGGACGGTCGTGGGCGGTGACCCCCAAAACAACCTGTCGGACCTACCAGACAGCGACCGGGTCGCGTTTCAGGTGGACGTCTGGCATACCGACGGTGCCGGTGTTGACCCCCTCGCCACCGCTGTCCGTGACGCGCTGGAGCCATACGCACATATGACCAGCATCCTGATAGATGAGCGTGAGCCGGCGACGAACTTGTTTCGCATGGCAATGCAGTTCGACTACTGGCTGATGCGGTAGATTTTGAAAGGAGAAGATCATGGCTGGTGAAGTCAAGAGTCAAGGCACCCACCTCTATTTCGTGGACCGCACAGGTCCCGCGACGTTGGTGAAGCTCACCTGCCCGACGGGCATCACCGGCCTGACGGGTGGGGCAGCCGATCAGATCGAGAGTACCTGTCTCGATGAGACCACGGACAAGACGTTCGTTCGTGGGCTCAACAGCCCGGTGGCGATCTCCGTGCCGTTCAACCTGCACCCGGCGGACGCCTCGCATCAGCTCTTGTACGAGCTCAAGGAGTCCGGCGATGTTCTCGATTGGGCGGCATTGCTGTCGGACGGTACAGCACCGCCCACGCTGGGGCTCACACCCGATTTTGATCTGTTGATGCCGACCACCCGGAGCGGCTTCCAGTTCCAAGGCTACATCGCCGAAGTGAACATCGACGCGACCGGCAACGACCTGATTCGCGGCACGTTGACGATCCAGCGGACCGGCCCGGCGATCCCGTCGTGGAAGGCGTGAGGTGATACATGCCGTATGACGACAGCTTGTTCGCCAGTCCCACGGTTCATGAGAAGCAGGTGGAGATGGCGGACGGCTCGACACATACCTGTTGGTTCAAGGAGCTGACCGCCGTTGCGTTTCGTTCGTACCAGATCGCCGAGCACTCGGCAGACCCGGACGAGCGTGTCGCTAGCATGGCGAAGCTTGTTGCCTCCAGTCTGTGCGAGCCCGACGGCCACTTGTCGCTGACCTTGGAGAAGGCCAAGACGTTGAAGCCGGACGTGATGAACCGGATGGTGATGGCGATCCTTGAGATCAACAACATAGGAGGCCGTGCAAAAAATCCCTGACCGTCCATAGCGAGGAGTGGTTCTGGCACACACTCGCTCTAGCTTTGGGCGGTCGCACGGTAGGTGAATGGAAGAGTGCCATGACGATGAATGAGTTCGAAAACTGGAGTGAATTCTACAGGCTCTATCCGTTCGATGACTTTCATCGCCACCATCGGCCGGCGGCGTTGGTTGCATCGCGGCTCGCTGGTGGGGACGTAGCGGCTTGTGAGGATTACCTGCAACCGGACCGGAGTGACTTGACGGATGCGGACATGGCGACGATGAGAGCAATGGGTTTCAGACGTAAAGGAGAGTAGAACATGGCTGCCGGTAGTATCATCATCGACCTGTTGATGAAGACGGGCAGCTTCGAGACGGATACGAAGCGAGCCGAGAAGTCACTCAAGCAGTTGGCAAAGTCGGCGAAAGATTCGGCCAAAGGTATCCGCGACTCGTTCGCCGGTAACCTGTTGGCCGATTTCGTTGGAGGTATCGTCAAGGATATCGGGCGGCTGCCGAAGGCCATGCTCGACAGCGTCGACGCACTCAACGACGTGGCGGACGCGACGGGTGCGGCGATCGAAAAGATCAGTGCGCTGGAGGACATTGGTGCTCGTACCGGTACGTCCATGGACGCGGTCACGACGGCCCTTATCAAGTTCAACGACTCTCTCAAGGACACGGACCCCAAGAGTAATGCGGCAGAAGCACTCAAGCGGATCGGTCTAAACGCTGACGAGCTCCGCAAGCTGGACCCGGCCGACGCCCTGCACAAGACGGCGAAGGCGCTGGCGGAGTTCGCCGACGATGGCGACAAGGCACGGCTAGTGCAGGAACTGTTCGGGCGCAGCACCCGGCAGACGGCGGCGTTCCTCAAAGACCTCGCAGACAAGGGTGAGCTTAACGCTACCGTGACGACGGAGCAGGCCAAGCAGGCCGAGGCTTTCAACCAGCAGTTGATGGCCATGCAAAAGAACATCTCGGACATCGGTCGCAGCATACTCAGCGACTTGCTGCCGAGTCTGAACGAGTGGGCCACCATCCTTAAGGAGGGCGGCATCCTTGCGTTCCTGCACCTCGGCGGCGGTGCCGGTGCAGCCTCG